TGCCATTTTTCTTTTTATAATATAGAACAATTCATTATTTTGATTTGTTACATAAAGTGGAAAATAAAAGATGGTTGTTGTCTAAATAACAACTTCATAGAACTCACCTCTTATCCATATTGTAGCAAAAAAACAACAAAACAAGCAAAGCTTATTTTGTTATAAAAATTATAAGTATTTAACTGTTTCAGCCAATTCTTTTTTTAAATGATGATTAGGAAGTGGTTCTTTTTGATTTCCATATCCTAAATCCAACATCATAACAACTTCTTCATTTTCAGGTAAATCTAAAGCTTTTTTCATTTCTTGAGGATCAAAGAAATTGATCCAACAACTATCAATTCCTGCATTATAAGCAGCCAACATTAAATGAGTGGCTACAATGGTAGCATCTTCAATTCCTGAATTTCTTTCATTACCTGGATAATCAAAAACATTGTTGTTATCATAAGCTACAACTAAAACAGTAGGTGCATGATAACGACAAGGTGTACATGCATCTATTTTATCTAAATATTCTTTTGATTGAACAACATAGATTTTTTGTTCTTGCAAGTTTTTAGCCGTTGGAGCAACTCTTCCTGCTTCCAATATTTCCATTAATTTTTCTTTTTCTATTTGTTGTGTAGAAAAATCTTTACATGAATATCTGTTTTGAATAACATCTTTAAATTCCATAATATATCTCCTTTTTTATTTTCTAATAAATATATTAAATATTTGAGTACATTTGGTAAAGAAAAATTATCAAATACTTGATGTTCTCTATAGAAAAAAGTTTACTAAATAACTTTAAAAATTTTTCTTACTTTCAAACTCTCCTCTTATCATGTTCTTACTTTTTATTGGTTTAATTTCTATATAAAAAGCCGTGGAACTTCAAATTTTACGTAATTGGAACGAAGTCATCCACGACATATATATAATAGTATATATTTCAACTTAACAAAAGAAAAAACTGTTGATTTTTTATTTTTTTCAACAGTCTAAACAAATCATTTTATTTGATTTGCTTTTTTACTTATATATTAACTTATTAATTAATGATTTTTAAAACATCTTCTTCATTTGTAATATTAAATATATTACGTGTTAATATATTTAGTTTTTCTAATGTTGCATTGGTTAGTTGTAATTCTAGATTATTTGAAATAGTTCCTAGTTTGATTTCTAATTGTTCTTTTAGTGTACTTCTCTTTTCTTCAAGTTTTCCTTCACTTCTACCTTCATTTCTAAATCCTTCTGCCATTCTTTCCATTCCTTCACACATATCGATTTCATCTCCTTCTGGTAAATCTCTAATTAAATCTAAACTTCCTGTAATGATGGCTGCATAAATAAAGTTATCTCTATTCATCTTTATTCTTCGGTGTAATCCTTCATAGTTTCCTTTATACATCTCTTGGATAGCTTCTATAAAATATCTTGTTTGTTCATCTTTGATCTTACTGGTATCTATTTCTTTGACATCGACAACTTTGATTTTCCAATCATTAACATATTCTTTTAATTCTTCTGGTATATCAAAGTAATCATTTAATTCGAAATGGGTATTCCATTTTTTATCTCCTGTATAAAAACAATCATAACTTGAGGAACTAATCTTTTAAGCTTTTTGTTTTTTAACTGTTTTAAATACTCCAACATTTCATAGTTGCCACATCGTATCACCATATTCTTATCGATCGTACTTTGATGTTCAATACTGAAGAGACAACAGACACCATCAACATCTGTTTTTACGACAATGTCCCTTCTTCTTTTTTTATCTTCTGCACTCTTTGTATCATCGATAATAAGTGACATATCATTTTCATAACGTACAAGTCTTTCGGGACGAATGACTTGTTTTCCATCAAACAAGATAGCATTAGAAAAAGAAGCAAAATAGATATCATTACTGAAGAAGGTACGACAGGCACTATCAGGTGTTAAGTTATTTGTTAGGATCAATTATTATTACCTACTTTCTTATTGATTTGAGGTAACTTATCTAGATTGGTTACAAATAAATTGTATCATATGCCCTTCTCTATTTCGTCTCGAATTTGTTTCGTATTTGTCTCAGTTTTGTCTCAAATTTAATTCACAAATATTTCTTTTTTTATTATTTTATCTTTCCTTTTTCCTTCTTTCAATGGACGGATAGTCCAATGAATAATTGTTTCTTATATAATAAAAGCCTGTCAACAAATTATTTTGTCAACAGGCTAAATACATATTATTAATCTAAATCAGCACCGTTTTTATTCTAATCTTTATCTTTCTATAAACCGCTATATACTGCCATTTATTTCTATATAACTCTATATAATTCTTATTGATTTTATAGTGTTTTTATAGCTGGTTCGTCCATTTGTCGTCCACACATTAAAAAATAATATAAAATTATGCTTCGCCCTTTACATAATGGTACTATTATGCTATAATAATATTGTAAAGAGAGGAGGTAAGGATATGAATTTAGATGATTTAAAAAAATTGAGCGAAATCTTTAATAACTTCGCTCAACCAATAGCAACTCTAATTGTTGGTTACATCGGTTCAAAATATGTCAGCAAAAAGAGTTCAAAGAAGAGAAAGAAGAAATAATCTTCTTCTCTCTTTCTTCATCTAAATTATATCAAATAATATGAAAAAAGAAATAAAAATTATAATTCTATTTTTAGGCATTATCCTTACATTGTTTAAAACTTATTGGTTTTTAGGAATGATATTAATGATTTTAGGCTTTTATTTATTAGGAAAGGAATAATTATGGAAAATAAAAAATTTGATCAAGTAAAATACATGAGAGAATGGCAAAAAGAAAACATGAAGCAAGTAAAAGCATCGTACAAAACTGAATTTGTAGATAAATTCAAAGAAGCTTGTAAGAAACTTGGTATCAAACAATCAGATGTAATCAGAAAAGCAATGCAAGACACGATTGAAAAAGCAAATAATATATAAAAAAGAACCTACTCAATCAATGAGTAGGCTTTTTTTTGTAAAATATTCAATTGTTTCTTGACGTCGAATTATTTAACTATAACTAAAGTATGGATTAGCTATAATACAATTAAATTTTTACACATTTGATTATACTACTTAATTATTCACTGTAAACTCCCCATTGCTCATTCATTTCTTCAATCTGATATTGATATTTCAAATTTTCTTGTTTTAATTTTTCAATTTGACTATCTTTTTCGATAATTTGAGAATGATATTGAGTATTTTTGGCAAGTAAACAAACAATCAATAAAAGTAATACAATGATAATAATCTTTAGTTTTTTCATTCTAAACACCCATTAGCTTCAAAATAGTGTTTCTTCCTGCGATTCCATCAACTTTCAATCCTCTATCTGATTGGAATTGTTTTACTGCAGCTTCTAATCCACTTCCAAATTTACCTGGACATTCAACACCAGATGGATCATATCCTCTACACATTAATGCAATTTCTACTGCTGTAACAAGGTATTGAGTTTCTTTACGTTTGACATAGTGTTTACCTAAAGCCGATTTACTGTTTTTACCAAAAGCACCATCAACCTTTAATTTAGCTCCATAATCTTTGTTGATTGCAACTTGGAAGCATCTAGCAACATTTGCTCGAGTCTTAGGACCATATGCACCATCAGTTGCAATTGAATGACCTGTAAAATTGATTGAATGTTGTTGACCTCTTGCAATCAAACTGTCTAAGTTGTCATTTTTAGCTGCAGATGGAGTAGCAGTAGATGTCCCTAGATTTCCAACAGTTGAATTAACAATATTATTTTTAAAATTTTTCCAAACATTGTCATCTAAAAGTCCATTACAATTAGGACATAATTTACCATTTACATCATAATGACGATAAACATGATCAATATCAATGTTATATTTTTTCATCAACGCACGTGCTAATGCATATACATTTTCTAATGTCTTATCGGTAATTTCAACAACACCATTTTTATTGGAATCACATACTTCAATCGACAATGAATTACTGTTAGTGATGATTTGATACATTGGATGATGAGCCGATTGACACTTACCACCAACACTATAAGCTACGTAATCATCTGGAACTGAATGTGTAACTGAATCATCATCAACAAAGTAATGGGCAGAAGCTTTAACTACGTTGTTAGCAAAATATTTTCCATTTGCTTCATCACTATCTCCATCATTACTTGTATAATGAATGACTAAATATTTAATTTTTGATAAATCTCTTTTTGAACCATAATTAGCTTTATTCGCTAAATGTTCTTTCATAACATAACTCATATGCTATTTCCTCCTTTTTTTAAATAAAAAGAGAGCTATTCACTCTCTTTCTCTAATTCCTCTTTGATTTCATCAATTCTTTTCCATATTGCTTTAGTTTCACGCTCTTGAAGCGCCATACGTTCAACTACGTTATTGTGCTTTTCAACTTTTTTTGTCAGCTCATCAATACGATAATTCATTAATGTATTAGCTTTATTGTTTGAAAACATTGTAGTGATTACACTAGGCACAGCTACACATAGACCAGAAATCAAAGCAACTGTAACTGCTTCTGTCATATGATTTCACTCCTAACCTTCATCTACAATTTCTTCCAACTCTGGAAGTCCTGCAACGCTTGTTAGAATAGAAACAACACCAGATAGACAACTTGCACTGATGATCATTGCCCAATTCACTTCATTCATGACTGTAGATGTTCCAATTAGTGCTACAGCAGTTTGAGCTACTGTTTTGATTGCTCTAATACCTGCAGCTTTTACCCACTGATTAAAATCATATTTTTTAACTTTCAATTCAATCACCCTTTCTAGATAGTTTTAAGCCGTGTCCAGGGCATCAAAAAAAGGACTTTCGTCCTTTAATCATTCGCTTTTTATATACTTCAATATTGCATATCCTGTTGCATTTGGAAAACCATTTGATTTTCCAACTTGCAATATTAAATTTGTTTTAGTTATTTGAATAGAAATACCATCATGATCGTCATCTTTATGTGCACGCGGCATCATGTGGTTTGTTCCATCACTTGTTTTTATAAATAAATCACAACTCAATACTCTGTTTAAATCTGATATATTATGTGGTACATATTTATCCTCGCTATCAAACCCAGTTACGAGTATTACTTTGCAATATATTTTTTTACCATCTATCCAATATAATCCCGTTTCTTGTTCTTCTAAAGAAAAGTTAAGATTTAATAATGTATTTCCATTTGCATTAACAAATTGAGACATAAGTTCCTATTTGCTAGCAA